GTTTCCCAGTCACGATCCCAACTACCAATTCTCCAAGTCTCTCCGAGATTTTCAGCGACGATAAAAGCCGCTTCGTTAGGGCCTTGGCCTGCTGGATCAATTCCTAAATAATATTTGGCAGATTCAATGTAATCTTGTTTGTAGTTCCACACATAAAATCTTGCGTTTCTTTTTATCAAATCTGGCGGCCAATACTTCAAAGCGTTTTCAGAAAAATCTCCGTTGTAAACAACACCAAACATTTCTTCTCCAAGTCTTTTCTTTTCATCTCGTAAGAACTCTTGTGAAATGTGGGGTTGATCTCCTGCCTTGATAACAAACTGCTTGAATCTTTTTAGTTTGAAACTCTCAAAGAAAAATCCTTTGGCTCTGCCTTTTGTTGCAGACAACAAATTAATCCAGCCAAACCCTCTCTTCTTTGGCTCCGCCAACATCGGCAGAATAGAATCATAAACTTTCTCTCCCAAGTGAATCGCCTCATCAACAAAAAGAAAATCAACACTGCTCAATCCTTCAACATACACACCAGTTTTACCGACGGGAAATTTGTAGATAATAGTTCCGTTAGGAAGTGGGAGGCGGGTTGTTGTTGCTCTTCCATCATACTCAAAGTTTTTTCCTAACTCTATTTTTACCTTGTCCAACAAATAATTCTCTTGCCTTTCGGATGCTGCGATAATTAGAATTGTGCAATTTGGATATTTGAATGCGAGATTGATGATACGCTTCGCGGCAGCCATTGATTTCCCACATTGACGGCCGCCTCTGATGGTAGTATCTCCCTCGTGGTTGATATACTCTATCTGCCATTTGTAAAGGTCCTCTGTTTTAAGCTGCATGATGACACCTCGGGCATAATGTTTCTAAATTTTCTGGATCGCATAGTAATTCATCTTGAATCAACTTTATAATTTTTTCCCAAACATTAATTCCGTGCTTGTGATGAACTTCAACTTTTTGTTCTTTGCCTTTGGCCTGTGATTTTTTCACTCCGCACTTCTGACAAGTATAGTTGTCCCTACGCAGTGCTTCATTTCTCTCACTACTGCGCAACCACAGCAATCTCAACGCACTCTTTATTCTGTATTTCTGTGTTCTTCTTCGCATTTTTTAGATAGCGGTATAGTTTGCTTCTTCTCCAATCTCTTAAGCGTTTCGCAACTTCGGGAGGAAACCCTGCTTGGATGACAGCTTGATAATCCTCTCTCCTCAACCTGTTTATTTCTTCCTTCGGAATTTTCCGCAAGATCAAGGACAGTCTGTTTACCATCCTCAATCGCCTTCCTTATTATCATCTGTGCTTTCCACATTTTCATTTTCATATCCTGCCACCATTTTCATGGACTCAAAATCTTCTTTGGCCACTCTTTTAGAGACGCCCCACTGATACATAATATTTGCTATCATGAAATCCTCATCAACCGGAGTGTTTGATTGCTTCGCTGTTTTCAACACTTCTACTATCTGATTCAATCTTGCTTTTCTTCTTGATTCTCTTGCATTTACCATATTTGATACCTCACAGTACAAAAAATAAAAAATAATTGAAATTAGATGGGGCGGAAGCCTATTTTGAAGGTGTTTTTTCAACCTTCTCTACATAAAGCACTTGCTTTTCATTGCCAGCAACTTTCTGCTTCACAATGTCCCAGAAAATCCGATGGCCAATCCATGCTTTCATGTCAGTTCCGCACTTGTTAGCGATGAATCGCGCACTAGTCTTGTTAGGATAATACTCTGCTTGATCCTTGCCTGCGATTTTCACAGTAACAATTAATTTCTCTTTTGTTTTCTCTGGATCATCCAAACTTGGAACTTTCTCGTAGCGCGGTTCTGGCTGTATGATATCTGCAAAATGCTCTTGTTCTGGCCGTGCTTTTATAGCGTCGCCTTCAACTGCGAGATCTTTGAATTCGCTCATTTGCCTGCACCTCCTTTTGACTTATCATAAGCTTTTGCCATTGCAAGAATTGCGGCTCTCCAACTTTTTGCCACCAACTTCTTCTTCATCTTCTCCAAGTATTTAAATTCCTCGTCGGTAAATGATTCGTTGATGTTCCTAATCTTTTTCTCTACCATAGTTCAATCTCCACTTCTCCGTTTTTAGAATTATTTCTCGCCACTCCAACAATTTCATCTGTCTTAGGATTAACAATCGGGCATGGAACTCCAAGCAATCCACTAAGTCTAAATCCCTCTTCATCATCAATCTCCACCTTAATATGTTCTTCTATTTCCATACTTACTTAGTAAGTTCCTAAGTATTTAAATGTTTCGGTTTATGATGAATACTCAACAATCACTCCTAACGCTCTAATGTTTGAAGTGTCGCTTGCAAAATTCAAACCACAATAATCCGAGGCAGCAACCCCAGAGAAAACTTCACTCACATCCCACTCCGTAACTGTGTTATCTGTGACTGACTTTGTAACATTCGCACTTGATTGTTCTGATTGTGTTACTAATTGTCCAGCCGCCGCATGACTTCCTGTTAAATCTGCTTGTATTGTTTCTGTTGCGTCTGGCACAACAACAACATAAACTTTGATTGCACTCGCGGCCTCTGGCGGAATGAAGAAGTTTAATCTGAAACTTCCTGTTGAACTCATGTTCAAAATATCCATTGCAGTTCCTTCAACTTGTGTTTCTCCTTCGGGGCTTAATGCTGTTGCGGGATAGAAAACTCTTCTTGTCTCACTTCCGCCACCACTCACAGTTTGCCAAGAGCAAGTCCCATCTCCATCTTCTCTTAAGAATTTAGAACCGCCTGTTTCACCAGTGCTTTTTATTTCAGTTCCTTCAATATCAACATACGCTCCATCAACAGCAGTTGCTTGCCATGTGCCTGTTGTGACTGTTCCCAATGATGTTTGATTTGTGCCAGTGTTATCATCAACATATTTCTTCGTAGCTCCTTCTTGATTCGCTGTTGGATCGGCCAACTCTGTAATCTTGTTTGAGTTCATATCTAAATCCCCATTACTCACTGCAACACCGTTGTTGTTAATTGTGAATCTTGTTGAAGCTCCTGTTACAAAATTCCATTGGTCAGCAGTTCCTTGAATAACAGTGTTCGTATCTCCATCTCTTGTAATGTGATTCGCTAAAACAATTCCATCAACCGTCGCCGTCCCAGAAGTGTTTAAATTACTTGATGTTGAAGTCCAATCAATATGTTCGTTTGCAACATAATTATTAAGAGAATCGTGATCCACACCAGCAGGCAAAACATCAGCTTGAATATCTTGTCCGCTTAATGTTAGATTAACAGAAGAAGTATCTGTGACTGTAACAGCAGAATGTAAATTATCATCAACATATTTTTTATTTGCGATATCGTAATCTCCAACAGGTGTTGAATAAACTTTACCTTTTGAGTGATCGCCAGAATGATTCGGCAAGTGCATATCCGTCGCTATTGGTGTGCTTGGTGCAAACGTTGGTTGTCCAACTTTCTTACTCGGCTTTGGAAGTCCCTTTGCCGCTTTGATCGCTCTTGTTGTTTTGTCAAATGCCATTGTTACAAACCTTTTTTCAATCTGTCAGGAACAAGAGAATCTTCTTCGGCTTTCAGACTTTTCGCGCCAACTTGTTTTGTAGTTCCAGCAACTAATCCTTCAACAACAGGAACTCTTTTTTTCAAAGCCGCTTGTTTCATAGTATCGGGGCCATCTTGAACTGTCATAAGAAAACAATGATAACCAACTTATTAAATTTTGCGATAATAAATTTTGGAGCGCAGGCCTTAACGAAGATTGTGGTCAGCGATACTTTCTTTATGCAGAAACAGAACCGTTAATAATTCCTCTTTCAATCAACTCTTTAATCAAAGTTCCAAGAACATCACAAATTTCTGCGTCTGCCGCCGAATTACAATCCATTGCAACATCAGAAGTCCAGTTTGTAATTGCAAAAACAGGGCCTTTATCACCTATGTCACGGGCATTTCTATATCCCATTTACTTCTTTCCTTTAGATTTAGTTGGTGAATCTGAAACACCATGCTTCGCTCTCTTTCTAGCCGCTCTTTCCTCATACATCTTTGCAGTTTCCTCGTCTCCAAGTTCCCTATGATGTTTTGCTAATCTCTCACATGTTTCGTATGTCATTTTATACCACCGTGTCCGTTGTCAAGTGTGAACTCTTTGGATGTTCCAAAAGTGCTTCACCCTCTTCCCAGACTCTTATTTTCTTTCCGATTCCCGGATCATCAACAACTGCGGCTGTTAATGGAGTAAACTGTTTCCAAGCCACTGTCTTATTTGGAATGAAAATCCAAGCGTAATCAGTTGTTGCGTTTTCTGAAACAACAACATTCAATCCAAGAATCTCCATAACTCTTCCCTCAACAACTTTCTCGGAAGCGAATTGTGGAATACTTGAACCTTTTACCGAAATCAAATATCTAAACAAATTCAAATGCTCAATGGAATTAATGTAAAGAATCCCACCCATCGGATCGTATCTTTGCGCTCTGATTTTCTGCATACCAGTAAGGATATCCTTTATTGGATCGCCAGTTGTATCATCGTCCCAACCGTCTGCAACTGCGGCAGTGCTTAAAATATTTGAAGGAGATAGGGATTCAGTTCCAACATTGTAAATCCTCGTATCAACTTGTGAAGCAACAGCGATTAACAAATCTCTTACATGAGTTCCGAAGATATCAACATCATTATCGTTAATGTCCTCATCACTAATTGTTTCGGATTCTGTGAAATACTTTCTTACATAACTTGTATTCTTAGTCCAACTTTGTTCGGAGATTGGGGCCAATGCTTTAGAAGCAGTGTTTGCCAAAAGATTCGCTGTAATTGCAGTAGTTGTTTGCGGGCTAATGTAACCAGCAGTTTTTTGGAACCATCTAATTTCTCTCGCCGTAGTAGTTCCTAATCTTGTAAATTTCTTTAGAACAACATCTTCATCCGCAAACCCAGTTACGAATTTCTGAACGTCAATTCCCCTAATGTCTGCTTGTGCGTGTGTGTCTGCCATTATTCTTCATCTCCTTCTGCGTTGGGATCTTTTTCAAGTTCCGTCTCCTCTTCTTCCCCGGAAGATTCCTCTTCTTCTTGATTTTGTGTTTCTTCTTCGTCAGTCATTTTAAGTTTCTGGTGTTCCACCAATTCCAACGTTTAAGAGCATCAAGAAAGATTCGCCATCTGCGGCTGTTTCCAAAGCAACACCACAAACTTGCATTCCGTTTGTAGCGGCTGTTGAAGTAAGAACTTCATTAGTTCCATTCTCCGCAATTAATGAATCTCCAACTGTAATTGTTCCTCCAGCGATTGCTCTAAACACACCTCTCAAATAAACAGGGCATTTTGTTTTACCATCAGAAGCAATTTTCTCTTCGGCAAGAACTCCCGCAATATCTTGTGCGGCTCCATCAGTTTTCGCAACAGTCAAAGGATCACTAATTTTTAATAATGTGCCAAGTTCAATTCCAGTTCCGTTCGCGCACGTCATTGGTATTGGAGGTTCAAGTTCAAAAACTAATTTCAATTCGTTAGCCATGAGAAACACACACATTAATATTATTTAAACTTTTCGGAAAAAGAGGTGATTAATTATCCGGTGTATGTTGGCGTTCCTTTCTTTCTTTTTGTCAATTCTTCCGCTTTTTTCAACTCTAATTTCTCCATTTTTGTGGCTTCTCTTATAATCGCTTGATTCAAAATAATCCCTCTCTGTGCGTTTTCAATATCTTTTTCTGCACCTTTCCTAATATCAACCCAAGCGGCTGCGGATTCAGGAACAATCTTAACTCCTAACTTTTTCGGATCAACACCAAGTTCTTTCGCTCCTTCTTTAATCTCTTCTGATATTTCTTTTTTAGTTTCCACGAATCTCTCCTCTCATTACTTTTTGCGCATACTCTTTTGCCGTCTCTTCTTTCGGCTTTGGCTTCGCACCAACAAATCCTTTTCCACTAATCTCTCTCTCGGCCAATAACTTCTCAACTCTCTTTCTTTCAGAACGAATTTCTTTCAATAACTGCTCGTTTTTTTCACGCTCTTCTTTCGCCTGCGTGATTAAACTTTTTTCTTCTGGCTCTTCCTGCACCTCTTCTTGCCCAGAATCTTCTTCCTTTACTTCTTCTTGTTCTTGTGGTTTTTCTTCTTCACTCATACTAAGTAAGTAACTAAGGAAGTATATAAACTTTTCGCTTATCTCCTTCCTTTCTTCAAAGAAGCTAATTTGTCAGCCGCACCGTAACCTGCCCATCCAAGACCAGCAGTAATGATAGTCGCCGAGATTTCAGTATCTCCCAACCAAATCCCCAACAACGAACCAGCGACGGCAATTAACAAACCTTGAACAGTCTTACTCTCATAAAACTTTTTTTCGTCTCTCATACAACACCTCCTTCCAGCTTTCTCAAAATCTTATTCACACCATCCCCCACAGTGTCCAACTTCTCATTCAACACCGCAATATCTTTCTGATTATCAAAAATCACACTTCTTCTTAATTCCAACTCATTCGTGTTAGCAGACACTTGCACCTTCAACTTCTCAACATCACTCTTAATTCCAGCCACATAACCACCCAAAGCCGACAACGCCACAAGAATCGTAACAATCAACGCAATCAAAGACAACCACCCTTTCGTTATCGTAATTCCTTCCTTTTGAGTAGTGACCATGTTAAAAAAACCTCGCGCAATCATGTTTTAAACTATATATTTTAGCTAAATTTATACTATTTTGAGGGTTTAGAACTGTTTTGTAGTGTTCTATTCTCCTAAGTTCACTGATGATATATGAATGAAACATTTTGATCTGGTGCTAGCGTTGTGAGTTCACTTGAGATTTAATTACAGTTTTATTTTGTGCTGATCTGTTCTTGCCTGCGTCCTGTGTTCTATCTACTTTGTTATCTCCTTTCTCAACTCCAACTTCCAATGTAATTTCTCTTGGCTCTTCAAACTCAATCTTAATTCCTAGTTGCTGTTCAATATCTTGTTGATAAGTTTCTTGTTCTTGTTTCACTCTCTCTTTGTATGAGATGTAGTTTAGTTCTGCTGATGATATCGCACTCTCTCTTGATTCACCAAGAACCATATCAGGAACTCCTCCACTGTGCGTAAAGTATTTCTTTAAGTAATTCATCCAAGGCATTGGATCAAGTGTTGCTTGATGTGCAGTTCTAACTTCTTGCACTTTGTCTAATGTTCCTTTCGGAACAATCACATTCTCAAAGTTCTTTGTTGCATTGTTAAGAACAGTCTTTAATTCATTCAACTCTGTTTCATCATCAGTGCTTGCTTCAAAGAAATAAGTTGGCTTCATGTAACGATGTAGAATAACTGAATAAGTGTTCATGACTTGATGTCTCCATTTGATAATCTTCTGCAACATCTCAACTTCTGGAATGCCGTGAATCTCATCTGCAATCCTATTGTTCATAACGTGAAACATCTCATCAGGTTCCCAAGTATCAATTACTTTAATCTTTCTTGCTTCTCCTTCTCCACTAACAATAACTTGTTCATACTTGTTTATGATTCCTTTCTCATTTGCTTTTGTTCTAATTGTTTCAGGACTTAAAGGTTTGAGATTAACTAATCTTCCTGCTCTGTCTCTTGTTATTGAAGCAAATGCATCTCCACAGAACTTTGAAACAACTTTAAGATTCCAAAGAATATCTCTAATGTTATCTTTACCATTTCCCTTAATCCTTTTCAATATCTTCTCATTTGCTTTTGTAAGAATTAACTTCCTGCCAACAATCCAACTTGCGAAAGTGTTTACGTTTGCTCTGAACTCTGGGATAGTTCTGTAGAATCCATGCCACTTCTGAAAGTCACACAAGTAAGAATTAGTTTCTGTAGAAACATTTTCAATATTGAATCCTTCTGTGTTTCTGTTCCAAGGTTCATCTCCTGCTGAATATTCAGTTGTAGAAGTGTTCAAGTCTGTTGTTCTTGATGATGAAATATCGTGAAGTGCCATATCTTCTTTTAAACTCT